ATCTACAACTCTGTCCAGATCCCTGCGCTTCGCAAGAACGTGACTGGCACGATGACGTCGGGTCAGCAGTATCTTTCGCTGCCGAGTGATTGGCTGTCCACGTTCTCGATGGCGGTCATCACGCCCGTCACCAACGAGTACGACTACCTGCTGAACAAGGATGTCAACTTCATCCGCGCTGCTTACCCGCCGCCGGGGACTCAGGGCAAGCCCAAGTACTACGCGATCTGGGATGACGGCAGCATGCTGCTTGGGCCTACGCCTGACGCGAACTACTCGGTGGAACTGCACTACTATTACTACCCGCAGTCGATCGTGACGGCAGGCACGACTTGGATCGGGGACAACTTCGAGCAGACGCTGTTGTACGGATCGCTGCGCGAAGCGTATACGTTCCTGAAGGGCGAGGCTGATATGATCAACAACTACGAAGCCAAGTATCAGGAAGGCATCGCGCAGTTGAAGCGCCTTGGTGACGGTCTCAACCGTCAGGATGCTTACCGTTCTGGCCAGACAAGGGTACCTGTTGCATGAACGGACTAGGCGAGATCGGAACGGTCAAGGTCTTCACCACGGTCGATCGGGGTTTCACTCCTGAAGAGATCGCGGAACGCGCCCTCGACAAGATCATTTACGTGGGTGAGCGGAGCCACCCTTTGCTTCTGGAGCAGGCCAAGGCCTTCCGGGAGCAGATTCGCACCGTATTGGTCCATTACCTTGCGGAAGCGCAGCAGAACGAGCGGATCACTCTCGCTGCCAAACTTCGCGCTGCCGGACACCACAACACCGCTGACATCCTCGGAGAACTCTGATGCCTATCACCCAAGCAATGGCGACCTCTTTCAAGGTCGATATCCTCAACGGTATCCACGCTTTCGGCACCACGGTCACCCGTGGTAGCACGGCGGCTGACACCTTCAAGATCGCCCTCTATACCTCGTCGGCCAACCTCGATGCGACGACCACGACGTACAGCACCACCAACGAGGTGGCTTCTGGTGGTGGCTACACCACGGGTGGCAACACGCTGACTACGGTGGCCCCGACCTCGTCGGGCACGACGGCGTTCCTCGACTTCAACGACACGACATGGTCCACCTCGACCATCACGGCAAACGGTGCGCTCATCTACAACAGCACTCAGTCGAACAAGGCTGTGGCTGTGTTGGCGTTTGGTGGTGACAAGTCGTCTTCGGGCGGCAACTTCACCATCCAGTTCCCGACTGCGGACGCGACGAACGCTATCATCCGGATTGCGTGATGCGCCAGCCAGCGATGGAATGGCGTCCGTCTCTTGGTTCGTGGCTGCTCCGTGTGGAGTCGCCCGTGCCGGAGTGGGCAGTCAAGCGGTGTGTTGAGTTCATGCTCAAGGTTCAGGCTGCTCGTCGTCTGGGACTCAACCCCGGCGATACGCGGGACGACCTCGATGCGAGCGTGAAGGCTCTCAATGAGGGCAAGGTACAGCAGTGGGCTGCTGGTCCGCAGATGGACGGCAGCGGTGACATCGAAATATTCCGAGCCACCAAAGGCACGAACAAGATCATCATAGGAGTCTGACAAATGGCTGCGACTTGGAGAGCAACTGGCGGCGCTATCGCCTACGCGTCGAGCAAAGATATGCTCAACGTGTTCAACGGCACCGGCTCAACGCGCATCATCCGCGTGTATCGGTGCTACTGGTTCAACAACGGCACGACGGCGGTGACGGGTGTGCTGACGACTGCGCAGGTGCGCCGCATCACTGCGGCGTCTGGCGGCACTGCGGTGACCCCGGTCAAGCATGACACCGACAGCAGCGCCCTCAATGCGAACACGACCTGCGGCACCAACCAGACCACGACCGGCTCGGATATCTTCCGGCGCTTCCTCTTCGTCAACGAGGAACCCATCGTCGGTGGTACCACTCAGGCGAACTGGCTCACGCTGGTCCCGTTCGCGGAGATCTGGAACGCCGGATACGGCGACACCAACGTGGAGCCTGTGACCTGCCGCGCTACGCAGGGCCTTCAGTTGTTCCATTCCGGTTCCTCTGCGGTCGGTACGGCTGACCTTGAAATCGAGTTCACCGACGCGGGAACCTGATTCATGCCTTCATTGCGCCACAAGACCTGCGGCCATGAGTGGGTGGTGGAGCAGGAGTTGGCAGACCGTGTTCAGCAAGATGTGAACGGCGGGGTCGGCGGGTACTCCCCGCCGATCACCTGTCCTTCTTGCAAGGTTCAAGGTCGATATGTCCGTTTCGAGGTCGTGATGGAGATTCCGCCCGATGCCTGAAACGTACTACCTGCGGATGAATGCGGTGGACGTGCGTCCGCTTGAGGACGCGCTGCTCGCCATCCAGAACACGGCAACGGACGCTAGAGCGTATTTCGAGGTGGTGTCGCTGCGCGTGTCGCCCGCTGCGCCGTCGTCTGGGTTCTCGTCAGGTGCGACTGCAACGGGCCGCTCTGGCCTGTTCGGCTTGTATCGCGTGAGCGCCGTGACGGGCGGCGATACGGTCACGCCGATCAGGATGGATACGGCAGACTCCGCGCTGCCTTCGCAGGTGACGGTGGTCAACAACCCGAACAGCGTGACCACGACGGCGCTGTTCCGACGCATCAACGACACGCCGAACTTTTCGACGCAGACGGCGACAGGCTTGGGCAGTCGCACCTATGGCGGTAGCATGGTCACGCATCAGAAGTCACACTACGCTGATGTCTGGCGCGGCGGTGAGAGCGTGGATGTCGAACCCATCATCCTGCGGGCAGGTGAAGGCATCGCGCTCGTTCAAGAAGCGTTTGGTCTTCCACACTCCATGATTGTCTCTGCGGTAGTCACGAACACCGCTACGAATGCGACCTATGTCTGTCGCTCCACGGATGTCGGAACAGACCGCACGGTTGGCGGCGCTCTGTACGCGATTATGAACGGAAGCGGCTCGGGCGTTACGCTCGCGGTCAAATTGATGTTCTTGCCGATGGATGGCGAGGCCACCCTTACTCCACCGCTGCGTCTCTGCCGGATGGATGGCCTTGCGCTTGACGGAGATACGGTTACGCCCATCAGCGCCGATACCTCCAAGACCGCCCCGAGTAGTCTCAAGGTGACGAGCGGTCCGGCACAGATTCGACTGCCGGGTGAGTGGCAGTCGGACTACTACACCACGCATGGAAACGATTTCGTCGGCGCAGGCGCAGGCGTTGCGGCATGGCTGAGATATAACCTCAACGCTGCCGTCTTCAATCGCAAGACCTACACGCCCGTCTTTCCAGATGTTGGCATCAGCAACGCCATCGGTTTTCAGTCCTCCACGATGAACGATTCCCTGATGTTCGAGGCTGATTCCGGCTCGGGCATCATCATCAAGCCCGGTCAGGGCTTGGCTCTGGTATCTGGGCGAACCTCTGCAACGGGTGAATTCCCGCTTCTTGGGGCGTCGTCCACCTTCCACAACTACGACATCGAGGCGACGATCCTCTACTACCCGCCCCCGGCTGGCGGTGGCAACACCTACTCTCGTTCTCGTGTCGTGAACAGGTAACCAATTATGCTGCTTCAAAGTACCGCTCGGGACCTGATGGTGTTTATGACCGACTCGTCTGACCATGTGACGGGCAAGACTGGTGCGACCCTGACCATCACGCTCTCCAAGAACGGAGCGGCGTTCGCCTCTATTACTCCGACTGTCACCGAGCGCGGTGATGGCTGGTACAGCCTTGCCCTGACTGCGACCCACACCAACACCATCGGTGACTTCGTCCTTCACGTCACTGCGAGCGGCGCGGACCCTACTGATCTTCGTGAGGAGGTTGTTGCGGCAGTGCCTGATGTCAACGTCTCCAAGATGAACACTGCGACCCTGTACGGTAGCGGCGCGTCTGGAGACCTCTGGCGCGGAACGCCGTGAGTTCTTTCTCGACGTCGGCGTTTTCGACGTCGGCGTTCTCAACTTCGGCATTCGACATACAGGCCGGGACGGTCACTGTCTCGGTCACCGGGGTATCGGCTACCGGGTCGCTTGGTAATGAGACTGTCCTTACGGACATGGTGTTTGCGGTCACCGGGGTCTCGGCTACCGGGTCGATCGGCACCGTCACCGTCCAGACGGGCACCACGTTCGCGGTCACCGGGGTCTCGGCTACCGGAGCGGTTGGCTCTGTAACCGTCCAGACAGGTACCACGTTCGCGGTCACCGGGGTCTCGGCCACCGGAGCGGTAGGCAACGAGACTGTCTTCACGGACATGGTCTTCTCCGTCACCGGGGTCTCGGCCACCGGAGCGGTTGGCACTGCGACTGTCGCGGCTGATACGGTCTTCTCGGTCACGGGCGTGGTCGGCACCTCCGCCCTTGGTACGGTCACGGTCATCTCTGCTGACGTCCTTGTGCTGGTCACGGGGGTCGCTGGTACAACCGGGCTTGGTACGGTCACAGTCACCTTCCCGGTCACGGTAGCGGTCTCGGGGGTCGCTGGTACAACCGGGCTTGGTACGGTCACGGTCGATATAGCCAACATCGTCCCGGTTACCGGGGTCTCGGCGGTTGGACAGGTCGGCACGGTTGGCGTGGTCTTTGATGCCGTCATCATCCCGATCGGGTTGCAGGCGACCGGGTACGTCGGTAAAGTAGACCTCTGGGACATCATCAATACGGCGCAAAACGCCAACTGGTCTGGGATCAACACATCTCAGACTGCAAACTGGACGGACATACCCACTACACAGAACCCGAACTGGACCGAGATCGCGGCGTGAGGACATAGCGGATGGCGAGTACATATTCACCGAACCTTGCGCTAGAACTCATCGGCAACGAAGACCAGCCGGGCGCGTGGGGCGACACCACCAACTACAACCTCGGTACTCTGATCGAGCAAGCGATCGCCGGGTACACCCAGCAGGCGGTCACGACGGGACTCACCACGACCCTGACGATGCCGAACGGCACTACGGCGGTCGCCCGTAACATGTTCATCGAGTTGACCGGGACGGGTGGGCTGAACACCAACCTCGTCGTACCGTCCAACCAGAAACTCTACTTCATCTACAACAACACTACGGGTGCCGTCACCGTCAAGGTCTCGGGGCAGACGGGCGTGACCGTCCCGGCTACCAAGAAGATGTTGCTGGTCTGCGACGGCACGGACATCGTCCCTGCGGTCAACCACTTTGTTTCGGTCACTTCAGACACCAGCAGCGTTGATACGCTGAACGTGACTGGGAACGCGACGGTTGCGGGCGATGCCACTATCGACGGTGATACGACGTTTTCCGCGCTTACCGCTAATCTGTTCCTTGCGCTCAACGGCAGCAAGCAGTTGTCTTCGGCTACGTTGGCTACTTCGCGTGGTGCTTCGTGGCAGACCACCCTTGGCGGGCAGATCACAGCCCCTGTCAGTGAGACCATCGAGATCGCCTCCAAGAGCCAGATCACCTCGATCGTCATCCTTACAGAAGCAGCGCAAGGTTCTTGTGTCATTGACTTGTGGAAAACAGCAAAGCCGACCATCCCCTCAGCAGGTAACAGCATTTGCGGAACCAACAAGCCGACTATCACGAACGGCACGACGCTTTTCAGTACTAACTTCACAGGCTGGACGACTACTACGTTCAACCCCGGTGACCTTGTGACTTTCCGGCTTCAGTCTGTGACGGCGTTTTCTAAAGTCACGATCTATATCGCTTTGCAGGATATTTTATGACTACTCGCGCTTGGTCGTTTCCGATTGAACAATCAAACGATACGACTTTTCGTGCATGGGTGACGGACTTTTCTACCAAGTTGGGAGAAGTCGGTTTAGCGCAAACTACCGATACGGGGCAAATTGATATTGCCACGGCGACCCGCCCTGCAGTTAACACTGCCGCTGGATACCAGATTTGGCGGTTTCCTAGTCAGTCAGTATTTTTGAAGATTGAATATGGAAGTGCGTCGGGAATAACTTTCCCCGGCGTTTGGCTTACCGTAGGAACTAACAGCAACGGTTCGGGTACGCTTACAGGCGTAGTATCAGCACGCAGAACTTGTTCTGGAAATAATGTAGGTAGTACGCTGTCTTTACCGGGAACTCTTCGCCCATCATATATGTGTTTTTCCGCAGCGGCGGGATTTTTTGGAGTCTCAGCCTACGTTGGTGGAGTTGGTGGTGAGGCCAATACGTTTGGATTTTTTGTTTGTCGTACGGTAGGCGTTAATGGCGTTCCAGACTCGCAGGGCATCGCTGTGTATTGGCGGGGTAGTGGCGTTGGCAATCGACCCCCTGTTCAGGCGCTTAACACTATTACTAACGTTGCAGGAACGGTAGATGTTGACGGAATGTTTTGTATTGTCCCTTACAACATTACCAATACTCTTGTCGGAAGCGACCAGCAAGCGTTTGTTCAGTGGACTGCGATGCCCCGCGTTTACCCTGTAATGCAGTTGGTCACGGTATCTTCGTCTGAGTTTCTTTTGACCACTACGTTTACTGCAACTGTCGTAGGAAGTACCCCGCAAAATTACATTACTCTAGATGGTGCAAATCACGGGGCAAGTAATATTACAAACCAAACTACTACTCCGGTGTATCGCATTGCGATGCTTTGGGAGTGATAAATGGCTGTTCTTGTGTTTCAACTTGCTACGCCCCCCGCTCAACCTCAAGCAGCGGGAGTTCCGGCTTCAGACGTTGGGTTAATTCCGATTAGTGGGGTTCCTGTAATTACTATTAACCCTAATTTTCGTCCCCCTGAGCAAACCCTTAGCAGCCCACTTTAAAAACCTACTATGGCTACAAAATCGTGGTTTTTTGCCCTAAGTAACACAAACGACGCTACTTTTCGTGCGTGGGGGGCGGATTTGTCTGCGGCGTTTGCCGAAGTTGGTTTGGTCAAAACCGCCGACACAGGGCAAATCAACTGGACTACTGTTTCGCGGCCCGCTACCAATACCGTTGCGGGGTACGAAATTTGGCGATATGCCGACTCGTCCGTGTTTTTGAAAATTGAGTATGGAAACGGGCAGAGCACTAACGATTCGTTTACGCTGCATATTACGGTAGGCCAAAACAGCAACGGGTCAGGAACACTAACGGGCGCTACTTCAACCCGCTCACTCACGGTTCTATCTAACTCAGGCATCAGCGCCGCAGGAACATCTAGGCAATCGTTTTTGGTCTACAAAGACGGGTTCCTAGGTTTTTTAGGCTATAGAAATGCGTTTGGCGGCAATATTCCGCTATGTTTTTTTGCCGTTTGCCGCACTACTGACGCTGCGGGGGCGCCCGATTCGCGCGGGATAACCGTATACACCACGCCAACCACGAATTTGCCCCGCGCTCAAGCGGTAAACTTTCAGACAGGCGTTGCGTTGTCACCGAACACTACCGGCGATTTTGTAGTGATTCCTATGGGCATTACATCATCTATTATTGGTATTGATACGCAATGCTTCCTTCATTGGACTGCATTGCCGTTGGTGCTACCCAACCCGTATGTAGCCACCGTAATCAGTTCCGAAGTGCCTTCGGGAAGCACGTTTTCTACGACGCTTGTCGGCACTACGCCGCGCACATATGTAGCGCTAGACCCTGTACCACATGGCAGCGCGCTCGGCTCTACATACAAACTCGCCATGTTGTGGGAGTGACCGATGGCTATGCTCGCCGCGTTCAACCTTGCTACCGCCCCTGCCCAACCGCAGTCGGCGGCAAGCCCAGTGCCAAACGGTATTAACCCCTCGACGTATACCTATTGGAGTATAGTGCTTTCACCGTCCTATTTGTTCCGTCCCTCTAATGAACCAGTTATTGGCTCGCCACTTTAAGGACCTACTATGCCCATCCCCGCAGCACTTGCCCCCATCTTGAAGCCGCTCCTTGCGAACGGTCTCAACCTCATTGCCAATGCTGTCCTCGTCAAGGGCAAGAAGGCCATCGAGGACAAGTTGGGAGTCGAACTCAAGCCCGACATGTCGGCTGACGACATCATCCGCCTCAAGACTGCCGAGATGGAGCATGAGGAGGAACTGCTGCGGCTTCGCATCGAAGAGAACAAACTCGACCTTGCCGAATTTGAACTTCGGCTCAAGGACACAGATTCAGCGCGGGAACGAGAGGTACAGATCTCCACCTCTGATAAAGCACCTTTGCTTAACAAGATCGTGACCCCCGTTCTCGCGCTGGCCCTTCTTGGCATGACCTTCTTCCTGTTCGGCGTGGTCATGTTCGACAACGCCCCGGTGGACCCGTCGCGTAAGGACATCTTGATCTACGTCCTCGGGGTGCTGTCCACGGTCGCCACGCAGGTCATCTCGTACTACTTCGGCTCCTCGGCGGGCAGCAAGGCCAAGGACGACATGCTGAAGGGGGTGCTGAAGTGAGCAACGTTCAGGAGCAGGCTGACTTCCTCCTCGACGCCTGCAAACTCATCCAGAAGGCCACCGAACTCGGCTTCGTGGTCACGGGCGGGGAACTGTTCCGTACCGCAGAACAGCAGCAGATCCATGTCCGGGCGGGTCGCAGCAAGACCATGAACTCGCTGCACCTGAGCCGCCGGGCCATCGACCTGAACTTCTTCAAGGACGGCAAGTTGTGCTATGATAAAGCCGTCCTCGCCCCACTTGGGAGGTACTGGGAGTCTTTGGACCCCCTGAACTCATGGGGCGGCAACGGGGTCAAGTTGGTGGACACCCCGCACTTCTCTCGCGGTATTGGCAGGCCTGAATGGCGGAGAGTGACGGATGCCCCTTCAAAAACTTGAGTTGCGGCCCGGTGTAAACCGGGAGGCTACAAGTTACGCCAACGAGGGCGGGTTCTACGCCTGCGACAAGGTCCGTTGGCGCTCGGGTTTTGCCGAGAAGATCGGTGGCTGGCAGGGGCAGAACTCGGGTGGCAGCACGTTCAAGGGCGTGTGTAGGAGCGTTTGGAATTGGGTCACGACGCTCGGCCAGAACTTGCTTGGCCTCGGGACCAACCAGAAGTTCTACATCGAGTTGGGTGGCGTCTACCACGACATCACGCCGCTGGGCAGCGTCCAGAACCTCGGCAACGACCCTTTCAGCACTACCAACGGAAGCAAGGTCGTGTCGGTCGCCGCAACCAGCCACGGCGTGACCCGTAACACGTTCGTGACTTTCTCAGGCGCAACGACTGTTGGTGGCTTGACCCTGAACGGTGAGTACGAAATCCAGACCGTCCCCAACTCCAACAACTTCACGATCTACGCTGCGACGGCTGCTACGTCCACGGCTACAGGCGGTGGGGCTTCGGTAGTGGCTACGTTCGACTTGAACGCGGACAACGCGCTCTACAGTTCTGGCGTGGGTTGGGGCGGACCTCCGTGGGGGGCTGGCGGCTGGGGGTCGGTCTCCGGAGTCGGCATCAACATGCGGCTCTGGTCGATGTTCAACTACGGTGACGATCTGGCTTTTGCCGAACGTGGTGGCGAGATCTACTACTGGACGCTCGACGTCGCTTCGTGGTCTCGCGGCGTGACCTTGGAGAGCAAGGCAAATGCCGCCGTCAAGTTCGCTACGACGGCCACTGCGGGCACCGGAGTCACGACGATCACCGTGCCGGACATCTCTGGCATCAATACCGGAGCGATCGTCACGGGCGTCGGTATCCCGGCTGGAGCGTATGTCACGACTGCGTGGGACGGCAGTACTTCAGTGCCCATTTCGGCGGCTACCACGTCGTCACTCTCCTCGACTCCGGTGACGTTCAGTTTTGCTGGGCAGCATGTCCCGAACAAGGTCAACCTCATCATCGACTCGCCCACGAACGACTTCGTGATCTCCTGCGGCTCGACGCCGTACGACCCCACTTCGTTCAATACTGTGTTCGATCCGCTGCTTGTCCGCTGGTCGGATCAAGGCAACATCTACGAATGGGTGCCGGAAGTCACCAACCAGTCGGGTGAGCAGAAACTCTCGCATGGCTCCTATATCGTCACGGCGACCAACACCCGTCAGGAAATCCTGATCTGGACGGACACGGCGCTGTTCTCGATGCAGTACGTCGGGCCTCCATTTGTGTGGTCGTTCCAGCCGCTTGACCACGACGTGACCATCGCCTCCCAGAACTGCGTGTTGTCGGTCAACAACGTCGTCTACTGGATGGGGCGTGACAAGTTCTTCGTTTACTCGGGCCGTGTCGAGACCCTCCCCTGCACCTTGCGCCAGTACATTTTCAGTGACATCAACTCCGACCAGATCGGACAGGTCGTGGCAGGTGCCAACGAAGGGTTCAACGAGGTCTGGTGGTGTTATCCGTCTGCCAACAGCACGACGAACGACCGGTACGTGGTGTACAACTACCTCGAAAAGACGTGGTACTACGGCACCCTCAACCGCACTGCATGGGCTGACCACACCCAGCGCACGTACCCTCTTGCGGTCTACAGCGTTCAGACTTCGTATCTGTCGGCGGATATCGACGCCACCGTATCGACCATCTCGCTGACAAACGCCACTACCTATCCGAACGCTGGTACGGTCGTGATTGACTCGGAGCAGATCATCTACTCGGGCAAGAACGGGAACACTTTGACCGGCTGCGTCAGAGGGGCGAACTCGACCACTGCTGCAACGCATACCGCGTACACCCCAGTACCGTCGTTGATCCCAAACCAAGTCGTCATCCATGAATTCGGTACAGACGACCAATCAACGGCCAATCCGCAGCCCATAGTCGCCTACGCGGAGTCGTCGGATTTCGACATCCAAGATGGTCACAACTTCGGCTATGTATGGCGTGTTTTGCCAGACGTGAACTTCATCAGTTCGACGGCTACCAACCCGAGCGTACTTCTGACCGTGCGTCCACGACAGAACTCGGGAACCAACTACACAGCGGCGGACACTCCGACTGTGACTCGCTCCAGCACCATCCCGATCGAGCAGTACACCGGGCAGGTCTACACCCGCATCAGGGGTAGGCAGATGGCGTTCCGGATCGAGTCTACCGGGCTGGGGGTGGCGTGGCAGATGGGTGCCATGCGTATCGACGTACGGCCTGACGGGAGACGCTGATGAGTTCGCTGAACATCATCCCGCCGAACCTGCCGAACGCGCCGAACCAGTACGAGCCGCGTTACCATGACCAGTTCGGCAACGTCCTGCGGCTGTTCTTCACCAACCTCGTCAGCAAGGTCAACGCTCCGTTGCCGCATGGCTCCTTCTACGACACCACCACGCAGACCAACCCGGTCGCGGGGGACGTCAACCTGATGAAGTTCAGCAACGTGTACGCAATCAGTCGGGCTACCCAGTTCGCCATCAGGCGGGATACCGACCGTATCTACGTGTCCCAAACTGGCGTGTACAATATCCAATTTTCTGCACAGTTGGACAAGACGACTGGCGGTTCAGCCACCACCCATATCTGGATCAGGGTGAACGGGGAGAACGTTCCGAATTCGGCTACCAAGGTAGTCATATCTGGTAACAACGACGAGAAAGTGGCCGCTTGGAATTGGCTGTTGGCACTGAAAGAGAACGACTACATCGAGATAGCATGGTCTGCTGATAGCACCAATGTGGTGTTGTTGGCGGAGCCTGCGGCTGGCAACATACCTGAGATTCCCTCCGTCATCGTCTCGGTGACTTGGGCGTCCGCGATAGGAGTTTGATATGAGCGACAAGCGAAGCATGTCTGGTCTGGCCACCCTCGTCCGGTCCAAGGGACGGGGCGATGACACCATGCTTATCCACATGACTCCCGGTGAGGTGCATGGCCTCCAGAGGCTTGCGATGGCGCATGGCGGGAGCCTGACCATCAACCCGGACACGGGCCTGCCCGAAGCGGGGTTCCTCAAGAGCCTGCTCCCGGCGCTGATCGGCTTCGGTCTGTCGTTCATCCCCGGTGTCGGCCCCCTTGCCGCAGCGGGCATTGTGGGTGCAGGTGAGACCATTCGTACCAAGGGCGACCTCGGTAAGGGCCTCATGGCGGGTCTCGGCGCATTCGGTGGCGCAGGGCTTGGTGCGGGTCTTATGGGGGCTGGTGCGGCTGCTGGAGCGGCTGGGGCGGCGGGTGCTGGTACGGCTGCTGGTGCTGGGGCGGCTGGTGCTGGGGCGGCTGGTGCTGGGGCGGCTGGTGCTGGGGCGGCTGGTGCTGGGGCGGCTGCTACGCAGGCTGCTGCAACTGAAGCGGCGAAGCAAGGCGCGTTCGCTACTATGGGGCAGGGTGCCAAAGCCCTCGGCACTGAGGCTGGGCGACAAGCGTTCCTCAATGCGATCCCCGGTGGTATGACAGGTGTCGCCGCAGGCGGTATGGGCCTCGCAGGTGCCATGACCCCGCAGCAGAAAATCCCCGGAGTCGAGGATGTGAACTCGCCCTACTGGCAGTCGTATGGGTACGACGAGGACGAGGGTCGGTTCCTTGGCGGGCAGTGGCTCCCGGAATATCCGGGTATGCCTAAGAAGAAAAAGAAGGGCTACGCTGATGGTGGACTTGCCAGTTTGGCTGGTCAGTCTATTCCGCACGCCGCGCAGAAGATTCCCCCGCAGGACAACATGTATCCTCTGTCGCTTGCAGCCCCTAAGACGTCGGGTACCGGGATGCCGCAGCGTCGAGAGATGTTCTCTGGGTACAGTGCAGACGTCGATCCGTTCACCGGAGAAGAACGGTTTGCAGCGGGCGGGCCGACTGGCGGTATGGACCTGAGAAACCCTATGTTTGATCCGGGGGGCAACGTGATTCCTGCTCCTCCGCCGCCTCTTCCGGAAGGGATGGCCCCGTCCTCAGTACCGCAGTACCAGTCTGGACGGGGGTCGCTCTCCAATTACTTGCAGGACCTGAACAGGTTCCTTGTGTCGCCTGTGCAGCAGAGTACACCTGCTGCGAATCCGCCGATTACGCCTGACCCGCCGGGGCGTCCGGGTGGTCCGGGGCGTCCGGGTGGTCCGGGGCGTCCGGGTGGTCCGGGGCGTCCGGGTGGTCCGGGTGGTCCGGGTGGTCCACAATATCCGATTGATGACCGAGATCTTTGGCGACCGGGTCCGGGTGGTCCGGGTGGTCCGGGTGGTCCACAATATCCGATTGATGACCGAGATCTTTGGCGACCGAATCGCGGCGGTCCGGCAGATGACACTTATTTTTCGGACGAACCGCCTCCGGCCTACGAGCCTCCGAACCGACCGGGCCTGCGGGATATGGAAGATTTTTTGGTGTATCCCGGTGGGTCTAAGGATTTTTACGAACAGCAGTCTCCCTTTGCTCCGCCTACGCAGCCTGATGTCACGGACCACATGATGCGCCCGCCGAATCTTGTGAGCGCGGATATGGAGATACGAGATGACTCTGCCCCCTACATGCCGGGAATCCGCGATCCGGAGGACTTCTATGCGCCCCCGCCGCCTCCGACTAGGTCGAAGATGGAGGACTACTATGCCTCGCAGACCCCGGTAAACTATCTTCCGGCTGTAGAGTCTCCGTATCAAAATACTGACATGGATGATTTCATCTACACACCTAGGGTACCCTCCGGAAAAGGTACTAAGTTTGCCGCAGGTGGTATCGCTCAGTACGCTGCGGGCGGCAAGTTCCTACGCGGCCCCGGCGATGGGATGTCAGACGACATCCGTGCCAATATCGAAGGAAGTCAGGAGGCCAGACTGGCAGATGGTGAGTTCGTGATTCCGGCGGATGTCGTGTCGCATCTTGGTAACGGGTCGAGCGAAGCAGGTTCGCGTAGGCTCTACAAGATGATGGCGGACATCCGCAAAGCACGGACTGGTAACCACAAGCAGGCTCCTGCGGTCAAGGCTGAGAGGTTCATGCCAAAATGAA